AGAGAACAAACGAAGATCTTGAGTACATCAAAAGTAAATTGGCAAAATTAATTAAGTAATTTCAGAATTTATAGTTGACTTTGTAACAGAAGGTAACTATAATATAGATATGTTGTTAGGTTACTTCATATCTACAACAGGCACAAAACAGGCAAACAAAGGAGGCTTATTATGGCAACATTAGCAGAAATACGTGCAAAACTTAAAGAGCAAGAAACACGCCAAGGCGGTCAGTCTACAGGCGGCGGCGACAAAGCAATTTATCCACATTGGAATATGGCAGAAGGTAGCGAAGCAGTGCTTCGATTCTTACCAGATGCTGACAAAGATGCAACTTTCTTTTGGAAAGAGCGTTTGATGATTAAACTTCCATTCGCGGGTATCAAAGGACAAACTGATTCACGTCCAGTGACAGTTAACGTTCCATGTATGGAAATGTATGGAGAAACTTGTCCAATCCTATCAGAAGTTAGAGGTTGGTTTAAAGATAAATCCTTAGAAGATCAAGGTCGTAAATATTGGAAGAAAAAATCATATATCTTCCAAGGTTTCGTGACTGAGAATCCACTTAAGGATGACGAAACTCCAGAGAATCCAATTAGACGTTTTATTATTGGTCCACAAATTTTCCAAATTATCAAAGGTGCTTTGATGGATCCTGAGATGGAAGAACTTCCTACAGATTATGTAAGAGGTGTTGACTTCCGTATTAAGAAAACATCTAAAGGCGGATATGCTGACTACTCAACATCACAATGGTCACGTAGAGAACGTGCATTGAGTGATCAAGAAAAAGCGGCGGTTGATTCGTTTGGATTGTTTAGTCTAAATGACTTTTTACCTAAAAAACCTACAGACGTTGAAGTTAAAGTAATGACTGAAATGTTTGAAGCGTCAGTTGATGGCGAAGCGTATGATCCAGATCGTTTTGGACAGTACTTTCGTGCTCCAGGCATGAGTGCATCTACAGGTGATCCAAACAAAGGTGCATCAGCACCAGCGGCGGCTCCAGTAGTAGAAGCAACTCCGGCTCCAGTAGCAGAACCGACTCCAGCAGTAGCAGAAGCAACTGCACCAGCAAGTTCTGATAAACCATCAAGCGAACGTGCCCAAGATATTTTGGCAATGATTCGTTCAAGAAACGCATAGGAGATAGCATATGGCGAAACCATTCGACGTAAGTAAATTTCGTAAAGGTCTGACCAAAAGCATTAATGGCTTAGGTATTGGCTTTAACGATCCTACTGACTGGGTTTCGACTGGCAATTACGCACTTAACTATCTTATCTCTGGGGATTTCCACAAAGGAATCCCCTTAGGTAAGGTAACGGTGTTTGCTGGCGAATCCGGTGCAGGTAAAAGTTATTTTGCAAGTGGTAACATTGTAAAGTCCGCACAAGCACAAGGTATATTTGTAGTCCTAATTGACTCAGAGAATGCACTTGATGAAAAGTGGTTGCAGGCACTTGGTGTTGACACTAGCGAAGACAAACTATTACGTTTATCGATGAGTATGATTGATGACGTAGCAAAAACTGTATCAAACTTTATGAGTGAATACAAAACAGATTATGCAGATAAGGATCCAGAAGAGCGTCCTAAAGTATTGTTTGTAATTGACTCATTGGGTATGTTACTAACTCCAACAGATGTTGATCAGTTCGATAGAGGTGACTTGAAGGGTGATATGGGTAGAAAACCTAAGGCACTTACAGCACTTGTACGTAACTGTGTCAATATGTTTGGTAGTTATAATATTGGTATGGTATGTACTAACCACACTTACGCTTCACAGGATATGTTTGATCCAGATGATAAGATATCAGGTGGACAAGGATTTATCTATGCAAGTTCAATTGTGATCGCAATGAAAAAATTGAAACTGAAAGAAGATGAAGACGGTAAAAAGGTAACAGATGTGCGTGGTATCAGAGCCGCTTGTAAGGTTATGAAAACACGTTACGCAAAACCTTTTGAAGGTGTACAAGTAAAGATTCCGTACGAAACAGGTATGGATCCTTACAGTGGTTTAGTTGATATGTTTGAAAAACATGGATTGCTAAAACAACAAGGTAACCGCTTAAAGTTTGTTGACTCAACTGGGAAAGAACACTTGGATTATCGTAAAGATTGGACAGGTGATAAACTCGAAATCATTATGAAAGATTTTTCATCCATCGAAGATAAGTATTCTGGTACAGAAACAGAATCTACTTTAGAGGAAGAAAAAGAAGATGATAGAAATGAGTGACGAACAACTTATTGATCTTTGGGATATGTTTACTTCGCATATTGCAAAGAAAGACAAAGAATCCGCGGCACTAGGATTTGTTAAATGGTGTCAGGATAATGGAATTGAGGAAGAAGTATTGTATAACTTGGCTGATGAAGATCCATATCTTCATGATGCAGTTGAAGAAGTACAAGGCAAACGTGAAAGCCTTTTGTCGGGTGACGAAGAGTACAACGACGAAGGTGATGAATGGTCCGAATTCCAAGAAGGCGAAGATGAGTGGAACTAGATGATTAATTGGTACTCAAGAGTTACTCAAGACATTGCAAACATACCAGATTGTATTACTTGGTATGAAAACGAAATGCAAGATGCTAGAATAGAGTGTGGACTCAAAGGTAATCTTGAAAAGAATGCCGCGTCATTACCTGGCGTAGTTGAAAAACGTTTTGCACAGTTGCAGGAAATTGAAGCAGTTCTTGAGTACCTTAACATCGAACTACGAAGAACTAGAAGCAAGTTTTTCAAAAAGTATTTAGAAAATTATCAAAGAGCATTAAGCAGTCGAGATGTAGAAAAGTATGTCGACGGCGAAGCGGACGTAGTTGATATGGAAAAAATTATCAACGAGTTTGCCCTGTTGCGTAATAAATGGTTAGGTATCTTAAAAGGCATTGACATGAAGCAATGGCAAATAACTAATATTACTAAATTACGTGTAGCAGGAATGGAAGATGCTTCCATTTAATACATTTCCGAAAATCAAAATTATTAAATAGTAATATGAAAACGATTGTTTTACAAAAATTAGATCCAAAAAATCTTCCGACAGATAAAGATAAAGAATACAGTCGAGAAGCAGTTGACGTCTGCAAAAGGATGAATTTAAATCATGAAACAAGAGAATATTTTGATTTAAACACCGCTTCTGCATATTTTAATTCTTTAAATTTTAAACATTTCCCAAATATGAAAGACACGTATGCCAGAGATCCTATGGCACTATCTAAATTTTTATCACATTGGAAATGTTGGCAAGATTGCGTTAAAGACAACATACCTTATCTAATTGTTGATTATAATGGTTATCAAATTACAGAACTGCCTGGAAATCTTGATCAACTATTTGTACACGCACTTCATTTAAGCATTAAAGCCAATCATTCTATTAACATTATCAAATCATTTAAGCCATCATTGATAATTGAGGATGATGGAAGTTATAGAGATGCTGAAACAAAACAACGACTTCCTTTTTTAGAATACGAAAAAATGAGAGAAAATTATATACCTAATCTTGTTGCTTATGCAATAAAACCCGCGGGTGTAAGAAGACTAGCAAGATTCGTAGCCAAGGAAGGGGCAATGCCAATTGAAGTAATGTTGAACGGTGGTATCATAAATTTACAATATACAACCATGCCTTTCTTTACAAAAAATATCGAATAATCATTCGACAAATTAAGAATAAACTACCCATATAAATACTAGTATGAACACAGTACTAGTAACAGGTGGCTTCGATCCACTACACTCAGGACATATAGCATACCTTAAATCTGCCAAAGAACTTGGTAGTTACTTAATTGTTGGAGTCAACTCCGACGAATGGCTATCGCGTAAAAAAGGAAAATCTTTTATGCCATTCGAAGAACGAGCAGAAATCATACGTAATCTCGCAATGGTCGACGAAGTAATTGCTTTTGATGATAGCGATAACACTGCCTGTGATGCAATTAAAAAGATTTTAGAAACTTTAAACATAGATGAACATTTAATATTTGCAAACGGTGGAGATAGAACCAAGGACAATATTCCAGAAATGGAAATTTTTCATCCTAGATTAACATTTGAATTTGGAGTTGGTGGAGAAAATAAAAAGAATTCGAGCAGTTGGATTTTGGAAGAATACAAATATCCAAAAACAAAAAGACCGTGGGGTTATTATAGAGTACTGTTTGAAGTCGATAATACTGTTAAAGTAAAGGAATTGGTTGTAGACCCGGGGCAAAGATTATCAATGCAAAAGCACAATTACCGTGCAGAACATTGGTTTATAAGTGAAGGAGAAGCAACTGTATATACTCTAAATGTGTCCACTGACATGGAACTTTTAGGTAAGTATAGTAAGTTCGAATCATTGCATATTACAAACAAACAATGGCATCAGTTGTGCAACGAATCTTTATTGCCGCTTAAGGTTGTAGAAATACAATACGGTGATAACTGTGTAGAAGATGACATTGAAAGGGTTGGTGTAGTTGCCAACTATGGAGAACAAAAATGACAAATACTGTTTTTATAGGATGGGACAGTAGAGAGCCTATTGCTAGTGCTGTATGTGAATATAGTTTACGACACACAACAGAAGAACCTCTAAACATAAAATATTTAAAACAACACGAACTACGATCAACAAAAATTTATACAAGACCTGTTGACACATTAAGTTCAACAGAATTTACTTTTACTAGATTTCTTATTCCATACCTAATGAACTACGAAGGCTGGGCATTGTTCTGCGATTGTGATTTTTTATGGTTAGAAGATGTAGACAAATTATTTGCACAACGAGATGACAAGTATGCTGTAATGTGTGTGCATCATGACTACACACCTAAAGAAGATGTTAAAATGGATGGTAAGCAACAAACATTATATCCAAGAAAGAACTGGAGTTCAATGGTATTATGGAACTGTGGACATCCTAGTAACGCACAGGTTATACCTGCTATGGTTAATAAAGAAACAGGAAAATTTATGCATAGATTTAGTTGGCTAAAAGATTCAGAAATAGGATCTCTAAGCCATGAATGGAATTGGTTAGAAGGTTGGTATAAAGAACCTAAAGATGGTAAACCTAAAGCAATTCATTTTACCGAAGGCGGCCCTTGGTTTAAAAACTGTCAAGATGTTGACTATGCTAAATTATGGTTAGACACAGCAAATAAAACGGGCGTGAAATGGTCAAAATTATAAGCATACGCGGAGCCTGGAAAGGGTTCCACGGATTACATAAAGGATTTACTGCACTAGGTGATAGTCATGAATTGTTAGAATTCACCGATCCTCGTATTGAAGAAGCAGATGTATTCCTGCAAACTAATCTTTTAAAACCTAAATTTATTACCAAGGGTAAACAAGGCCCTTATGAATATATTTTAAAATCAGGTAAGCCTTTTTTAGTTGGTGAAAGTGCTTCGTTTAGAAAATATTTAGATTATACTAGACTAGGATGGTGGAGTTATAAATGGACAGAAGGTAATTTTAATAACACAAACTGTCCACCAGATAGATGGAATAAGTTTGTTAAAGAAACAGGAATTAAAATAAAAGATTGGCACAGTCCAGGTGACAACATTATTTTAATGGGACAAAAAGTTGGCGATAGTAGTTTAAACAAGTTGCATGATCAAGGTAAAAACTTTTATGACTGGGTCGGTGAAATAATTTCTGAAATTAGAAAATACTCAGATAGAAAAATTATTATTAGACCACATCCAAGAGGTATGAGAGCAGGAAACAAAGGTGCTTTTTGGATTTCTAAACAATATGAAAACGTTGAAGTAAGTCAATATGTCGACGTCGGCGGTGCACAAGGAGGTGCTGGACTACAAAAAGATCTAGACAGAGCATGGTGCGTAGTAACGTACAATAGTTTAAGTAGTGTTGAAGCAATCTGTGAAGGCATACCAACATATGCAATGGAAGACGGCAGTATGATTTGGCCTATTGCACAAAAAGAAATTAGTAAAATTGAAAATCTAAATTACAATGTAGATATAACACAATGGTGCAACGATATTGCGTATACACAGTGGACTTCTAAAGAACACGGTCGTGGCGAAAGTTGGTCGCACTTAAAACCAGTAATGGGACAACGATGAAATATATAGCAATAACAACATTTAATCAACCATACTACGATAATATGGCACACAAAATGGTTGAGACATATTTAAAGTTTTGGCCGAAAGATATTCCTTTATATGTGTATACGGAAGATATGAAACTACCTGTACAAGCAGAAAATTTAAAGGAACTAGACATATATGAAAACTGTCCTGGATTAAAAGAATTTTTAGAATGGCGTGGTCAACATTTTACTAGAGGTATGGCGTTTAAAACTTATGCGTTCATTAGTGCTTTTAAAAATATTGACTGTGATGTTATCATATACTTAGATGCAGATAGTGTTACATATAAACCTATTACCCACGAGTTTTTAAATAGTCTATTACCTAAAAAAGAATTAACAGCATATATGGGCGTAACCATGAACAAGGGTAAATGGCAAGGAAATGAAACCGAAAATGCAGAAACTTGCATTTATTTGTTTAATAAAAAACACGCTGGTGCTAAAGAGTTTATGGATCATTATGAACACATTTATGAGTCAAGAGAAATTGATGATCGAAATAGATTTAAGAAACCACATGATACTTGGGCATACACTGAATGTGTTCAACGTGCAATAGCAAACGGTCATGCAGTAAACGATCTACACCCAACAAGAAAAGCACACAGTCCTTTAAAAGAAACAGTGCTAGGAGATTACTTTAGACATTTTAAAGGTGCAAGAAAACTTGATGATAAGATTGATGAGTATGTTGACGAACTAACTACCACAGGTGTTGACAACAAACAAAAAATTAAAAGAGCGGATAATCCTCTTAAAGACATAGAAAAGAAAAAAAGATTTTTTAGGGTTTAAAAATGAAATTTAAGTTATCGTACGAAAAACAAATTTATAGTCAACAAGGTGAAGACGGCATCATTGAACAACTCATTGGTGCAATTAAAACTCCGAATAAAATTTGTGTAGAAATGGGATGGGGTAAGGATCATGTGGGTAAAAAGGCCGCTAAGATCGACTATGCACAAAACTGTACATCTAATCTTATACACACTCATGGTTACACAGGGTTTGCCTGGGACGCACAGTTTCAACACGTTATACCACCAAAAGTAAAGTTTTCACAAGAATTTTTAAGACCTCAAAATGTACCAAACTATATTAAAGTTATTAACGAACTTAAACCTGACTTTTATAGTCTAGATATAGACAGTTTTGATTATGAAATCATGACGGGTATGTTATATCATGGCTTTGCTCCCAAGGCGATGGTATTAGAATTTAATATTAGATGGGGTTGGGATATAGTTCATTCGATGCCTTACTATGATAAAGGAAAATACGAAAAGACCAGTTTGTTTCATGGGGTAAGTTATCGCAAGTATAGAAATTTATTAGAAAAGAAAGGATATAAGTTCTTTACGTTAGATACAAGAGGTATCAATATGTTCTTTTATAATCCAAACGATTTAGATGAATCTAAATTACCTGATGAAAGACATATTACTATTGAAACAGCACCTGGAAGAATAAAAAGCAAACAAGAGATAAACGAGGAAATTAAAAAACATCCTTTTTGGAATTCAAGGCTCGAAGAAATACAATGATTTGTTTAAGCAAAAACGGAACTGACGAATACGTCAATATGTTTGCCGAAGGAGCAGGTATAACCCCTACTTCGGATAAGGAGTTTGTATACGAAAAATCAAATGAAGCAATACTATTACGTGGCATCCTTAAACACAAATTAATGAAACAATGTTGGGAAAATAAGCGTGACTTCTATTATATGGATAGTGGTTACTTGGGCAACTATAAGTCACCTATTAATCCTAATGGGTGGAAATGGTTTCATAGAATTGTCAAAAATGATTTACAACACAATGCTATTGTAGATCGTCCTAGTGATCGTTGGGAAAAATTAAAATATAAGATTCCAAATTGGAAAAAGAATGGTCGTAATATATTAGTTGTTATGCCAAGTGAAAAGCCTGCAAAGTTTTATAACATAGATATGACACAATGGCGAGAAGATGTTGTTAACACAATTAAGCAACACACGGATCGACCTATTGTTATTAGAGAAAAAGCAAGTAGACCAGAACGTATTGTAAAAACAATTTATGAAGAATTAGACAACGCTCATGCAGTAGTTACACTACAAAGCATTGCGGCAACAGAAGCAGTTCTATATGGTGTACCTGCTTTTGGATTGGCTCCAAATGCGGCCAGTCCTGTATCATCTAATAATTTATCAGAAATCGAAACACCATTTTATCCAGATGAACAATTAGTATACAGATGGGCCTGCCATTTAGCATATGGTCAATTTCACATTGACGAACTAAGAAGTGGTACAGCGTATAAAATACTAGTACAAGAGAGGCAATAATGAAACCAAAGTTTGTAGTAATACATAGAACGGATATAAACAATGTAGGAGATATGTCTTCTAATCCGTTGCGTTATTTTTTAAAACCAGAAGAGTATATGGTGTTAGATATTGACACCCTAGGAGGAAAACCATATCCGGACGATGTCCCTATTATTGTAGGTGGTGGTGGCCTAATCGGAAATGAATTTTTTGGTGAAAATATTGCATTGGCTTTAGAGCATCCTGATGCTGTGCAAATTAATAATCTTTGGCAACATCGATGGGAACTAGTTAATCTTAAGTATAAAGATATGCACGTAGAATTTCACACCAAACTTAAAGACATGGTCAACGATGCATTAACAAAAATTGATAAACACAAAACCCCTAAAGTAATTTGGGGTGTTGGTCATAACATACAAAAGTTTGGTCAGGACGATGTTCCTAATTTAAAATATCCTAAATTTATGAAGGATTTTAACATAGTCGGAATAAGAGATTTTGTTCCTCATCAACCATATGAATTTGTTCCTTGTGCAAGTTGTATGGATCCTTCTCTAAATAAAACATATCCTATTAAAAATGATATAGTGATTATTGAACACAAAAAACAGTTGCTTAAAGGTGCTGAGTTTGGTGCACTATCTATTCCTAGATTTGTTAATAGTGGTGATAATTTAGAACAAATGATTGAATTAATAGGATCAGCAAATATTGTTATATCAAACAGTTATCATGCAATATACTGGGCAACACTACTAAAGAAAAAAACAATTTGTGTTGGTGCTTGGAGCAGTAAATTTTTTACACTTAAACACAAACCACATTACATAAAATCTATTGGTAAAGAACTTGAAGAAGCAATTGACGAAGCAAAAATTTATGAAACTGCTTTAGAAGAATCAGTTATGGCTAATCGAAGAATGTGGGATAGAGTAAGGGCATTAGTATAATGAAGGTATGTAGTTTTTTAGCAGGTATTCCTCCTGGAAATAAAAATCCAAATAAGCCGGTGATGTTAAAAGGAATTATCGAAGGTGTTAATGCTGTAGGAGATCAAGGCATTGTTGTTGAACAAAAACAATATGTCGATTGTGATGTAGCAGTTATACAAGGCTTTGTGCATGAGCACGGCAAGTCAGCACCTCATCTAGCATTTAGAAAAGAAGTACATCAACGGAATACAGTAAAACCAAAACGTTGCATTATTATTGATAGTAATATGTTTTCATATCATACCGGCAGATTAGGCGATAGTGGTATGTGTCGTTATAGTTTTGATGGAGTATTTCCAACCACAGGTGATTATTGCAGTGATGGTGTTGGCAGTGAGCATTGGGAAAGATTACAAAAGAATTATGGATTAGAATTAAAGCCGTGGACCAAAAGTGGTGAACATATTTTAATTTGTTTACAGCGTAATGGCGGTTGGAGCATGATGGGAGAAGATGTAACAGATTGGCTAAGAAACACTATTGCTACATTAAAACAATACACCCAAAGAAAAATTGTTATTCGCTGTCATCCAGGCGACGGAAAGTTTAGAAATTATATTGATAACATTAAAAAAATAGATCCTAATTTAATTATTAGCGATCACACCACAAGACATATTATGGACGATTTAACAGGAGCATGGGCAATGATAGTTAAAAATTCAAGTCCAAGTGTTGCGGCAGTAATGAATGGTATTCCTGTATTTGTTACAGATCCTATTAACTGTCAAGCAGGTCCTGTTGCGAATACCGACATATCAAAGATCGAAACACCGAGTTATCCAGAAAGAGAAGAATGGCTGTGGAAAATTTGTGCAAGTCATTGGAACATTCAAGAACTTAAAAACGGAGAATGTTGGAAACACATGAGGAAGTATGTATGATAAGATTTATATCAAGTCAAAGTCACAATCAGTTTATAGAGCACGGTCGATTTATGATCGAAAGTTTTCAAAAAGCATTTCCTAATCAAACACTAAATTTATATACTGAAGATTTTATTAAAGTTAAAATTACAAACAAGTATCAAGATGTAAATATTATAGATTTAAAATCAACAGGTGACATTGAATATCAAAAGTTTCAAGAAGATAAAACTATTTTAAACCCTAATAGAACAAAACGATTTGCACACAAGGCGTTTGCTGTAATGGATATGATGAAACAGCATAACGACGGTTTATTAGTTTGGATTGACTGTGATGTATTATTTAAAAAACCTGTTCCTCTTAAATGGATAGAGGATCTAGTAGGTGATAATCTAAGTGCTCATTTAGGACTGATATGGAAAGGCATATATGGTGCTGAGACAGGGTTTTTTATTTTAAATCTAGCACACCCTTTAAAAGATAAGTTTTTAGAAGAATATAGACAAAGTTATGTAAACAGAGACTTCGAAGGGTTACGTAAAAGTTTTGATAACGATATATATGGTAGAACTATTAAACGTGTACAAGCACCTTACAATGAACTAAGCACTAATTTAGATTTAGTAAGTCCGTTTAATAGAAGTTGTTTAAAAGAATATATGTATCATTACAAAGCACATCATAAAGAGCGTATGCTTAATACTGGTGCTGAAGTTGTTGCTAAACAGCAGATCTAAAAATACAAGGTTGTACGTGTTGTACTCTTTGTAACTCGCCTGTAATTTTATTTCTTTTTAATGGATGCGGAAGAAAACTGTAAACAGTTTTATTTTCTGCTTTAATTTTTTCTGGATTAAATTCTACTTCAGGAATATTATTTGCACTTGTATATTCATCAAAGTATTTTTTTACTGGGTCAATCTGATAATCATCAAATACAATTACACGGCTCTTTTCTAACATACCATGATCGTGTTTGACAGATTCGTAACTATGACCTCCATCGATATACACAAAATCAAATACACTTTCTTTTAGTGTATCTTGTGTCCAGCCTTTAATCAATTCAAAATCAAATTTGTTAGGATACTTGTTTTTATAAATTGATATACGGCTTGTAGCACCTGCAAGTGTTCCCGGGCCTTTACCGTTAACTTCTTGTATGTCTGTTTGATTGTTTGCAAATTCAAAAGCATCATAACCTGTGTATTTTAATTTTGGAACTCCGACTACTTCAAGTAAATGACCAATAAATTGTCCTGAAGACTTGCCTTCGTGTGTTCCTATTTCACAAATATTTGTTGGCTTGTATGCATCTAAAATTTGTTTAAATTGGGCGAATAATATTTCTTTCATGATAGTTTTTTCCAATAATCTTCTGTACGTTGAACTTTTAAATCTTTTCTTTCTGAAATACCTTTTGCTTTTCTACCACCTTTTAAGTGATCGATATAAGCACCTAGGTCACTATTAATAATAGGATGACCTTCACCACTAAAGCCAGGTCTACTTAAATTGTGTTCTTTCCATCCAGGTATGCGTCTAAACTCTTTTACAATTTCATAGAATACAAAACTGTCATGCCATTCTTTCATTGTAAAAATACCTTCTTCGGCATGATCATATACCCATTGAAATCTACTTAAAAATCGTTTTGTCATATCGTCACGCAAGTTCATAGAATACCAACCGCATTCGGGCCATTTAGGCTCGCGGCCAAAATAACTGATGTGTGTATCTTCAGGAATGAACTTTTCTAAAAAGTCCGTTGCCATCGGAGAATGACATACTGTATCTGCATCCATCCAAATTAACACATCAGCCTCTACTGATTTCGCGGCATCAAAAATTGCGTAGACTTTATGACAAAAACGAATAGCGTCCCACTTAAAATTCTTATTAGAATCTAAGCGATGTTTAGGATTATCTAGACCGTTTGCTTTAGGAACATTTTTCCATTTTGTTTTAAACTGTGCTATAAATCCCGTGCCCATTAAATCTCGTATTACTACATTATCTTTAGTTTTGGTCGGAGAACAATCTTCAGCATATACGTATAGTTTTACGTCTTCGGACCAGTTTTTTTCAAAACTATCGATCATTTTTTGACCGTATTGTTTCAACCCTGCTTCGTGAAAGGTAGTAACAACCGCAAATTTTCTAGGCATTAATAAACTCCATAAATAATAATGTATGCAGTTATTTAGTGGAGTACAATGAAGGTAAAAATATTTTCTGAACACGGTGCTATGAACAGTCAGCCGGTGTTTGATGCATTTAGACAATCTCTAAAGCACTATGATATAACAGAATCAGAGGACTATGATTTTGCTGTTATATGGAGTGTGCTATGGAACGGTCGAATGGCCAAAAACAAACCTGTGTGGGAATCCTGTGTTAAAAATAATAAACCTGTTGTGGTTTTAGAAGTTGGCGGAATAAAAAGAGGCACAACTTGGAAAGTGGGAATCAATGGTATTAATAGAGAAGCATACTTTGGGGAACCTGGAAATGCAGATGATCGTGCTAAACTATTTGGATTAGAATTAAAGCCGTGGCAAACAGGTAGAGATATTATTATATGCTGTCAAAATCCTTACAGTCATCAATGGCGTAAAATGCCTTCGCCGGGTACCTGGGTATATGATACAATTGAAACTATTAGAAAATATACTGCTAGGCCTATAATAATTAGAGACCATCCTAGGGCAAGACTTGAATACATTGAAATAGAATTTACTAATGTGTCTAGACAGGCTCCGAGAAAAATAGATGGTACTTATGATGACTTTGACTTTGATTTTCATAATGCTCATGCTGTTGTTAATTGGAGCAGTAATCCTGCCACACAGGCTGTTATAGGAGGAGTTCCGGTATTTGTAGGACCCGAAAGTTTGGCTTGGGACGTTGGTAATCATGACTTAACAACTATAAATGATCCTATCAAACCAGACAGAACACAATGGTTAAATGACCTAGCATACACAGAATGGACAGTTGAAGAAATTCAAAATGGTAAACCTTTAAGTAGAATATACAACAAATTAGAACAATTAGTTCTTGCTCAAA